CTGTCAACGTCCTTCCGTTTAGAAGGTAGCACTCGTCTGACCTTGACTGTAGTAACGTCGCGGCCAGCGTAGTAATCCTTCCCACAAGACTCTCTGAAGTTGCCATTCCAGAAAGACTTGTGGCGGTTGACCTTGAGCCCAAAGAGCTCAAGGGACTCGCTCACGGAACGTGCATATTCTTTGGGGACAATAATATCGTCACCAAAGATGCGCACCTTACCATGATATTTCCTAACGGAATGTTCATGGAACTTGGTACCATGGGCTCTTTCGATTCCCATGAAGACGATAGTCGTGAAGACCATCGCCTCCATAGGGAAGCAGAGAGCAGACCCCATAGACGCGAACTTAACCAACGGAATGATTCCATGGTTAGGTACGTCAGCTCGCAGACTTCTACATGCTTGCACAGCATCACTAAGATGTGTGTAACCAGAGGTAAGAATCTGAACGAGTTGATTGTGGACACGGTCACTGGCTTCACTCAGATCGAGCGTAGCTAGAGATCCATCAAGCGAACCCACACGAGCGAGGTCCCTATTGGGACCTTGATCGGTAAAACCGATCATGCCACCGAGAAGAGACGAGCTCTCCAAGGCAGCCATTATCGGGTGAGCTAGGGCCTGTTGTGTATATTGCATACACGTAGGCTCTATGGCAATGATGCGAGGTGTCTTCAACGTTTTAGGAACAGCGATTACCCTGACGGGCTTTTCGTGCTCCGGGGTGACGAACTGGATGGACTCGAGGGTTTTGTAGTACCTCGAGTTGGGTAACAGGAAGTCGGTAGATATGAAACCTCCGACTTCCAGTCTCCAGTGCCATAAAGACTGTCGATACTTCTGGTTTCCCAGCAGTTTGTCGGCAGTGGCACCGGGCCCGTGCTTTGGATAGAGTTCGTGGTCGGCAACGAGATTATCGATGCGACCAAGAACCCCACCAAAAAGAAGCTTAGCCATGCGATTGAAGTCTCGAAAATCCATTTGAGACCAACCTTGACTGGCTTCTTCCAGTTCAGCTTCGATTGACTTATACGTGTCAAACGCGTGTTGAGTTCGCTCATCAGAGCAATCCAACAAGATCTTTGCGAAGAGACGGGACAACTGTCTCACCGCATAGATTGCGTCAAGCGACGGATCAGTCAACATAGTACCAGTGTTACGATCGAACACAAGATCAAGGAAACCTCCGAGAAATCGGGGGGTACCTCTCAGTCGTCGGAAACCGACAAAATGAGTGTGATCTACCTGACCGAGGTCAATGGCTTCATCGAAGTCCTTGCCAAAGTTAGGTAGGGTTATCGTTAGAAACGATAAACCTTCCATGTTCGTTCGCTCCGAGACGGTTTGAATGTCTCGGACGGCGCTAACACGACACCAGTCGCCCAATTCAAGGGCGACTTCCCGCCAAAGAAACTCAGGACTTTTCACGTGCTGCCTCCTTAAGGGGCTAGTACGTTCCTTGTTCTAAGTTTCCTGATCTTCAGATCTT